CTCAGTGGGCAGATGCGTTATTTCATCAAACCCAATCCAACTGTAAGCTTGTCCTTGGTAGCGGTACACATCAGCATCTCGCTCCAAGAATCCAAATTCAATCTTAGCCCCGCTTGGAAAGTTCCAAAGCTTCTCTACTTCTCGGTACTTGCAGCCGGGGAATGCACGGGGGTACAGTTCTCGGCTCTTGTCGATCAACTCCCTCAACTCGGGCATTGAACGCCTTAGGATCAGGGCGCGGTGTGCTGCTCGGTGTGCATAACGCAATGGGTCAATTAACATTGCGTAGCTTTTACCACCACCAGCTGCACCGCCATAAAGCACATCAGTCTCAGGGGCAGCTAAGAAATCTGTCTGCGGCCCTTCGTTTGCTTTGAAGATTACATTGTCTTGTACTTCTTCTCGCAGTGCCTTTGGTACTTTAGATAAAACATCAGCATCTATTACCTTGTTGCTGTTGTCCTTCTCTAGCTTTGAGAGGGCCTCTTTTGACGCTCTAAGCTTTTCTCGCTGCTGGTGCAGCTTGACCCTATCCTTTTCTAACTTGCGCTCACGGGCCTTTACAGAGCGTCTGGCGACCATCTTGGCCTTTGTCTCAGAATGAAAGTGGTAGCCCCTGCCTTTTGACCCCTTGGGCCTTCCAGTTTTTTTGCGGGGCGTACCATCTTTCTTTAAAACAAAGTTACCAGCTTCATCCTGCTGGTAGTCATCCGGGTTATTGTCCCAATCGTTCATCACGCTTGATTATCTGCCTTAGTCCTACATGGCTCAATGGTCTGCCAGTAATGTAACTTAAATACTCTGCACCTTCCCTAAGACTAAATAATCTTTCCTTAACTAGCCTTTTGGTTTCTTCTAGTGCTGCTAGTTCAACATCAACTGGCAGTAGAGTATTTGTTTCTTCATCTAAGGTGTAGCCAAACGGTATGGTACTGCTTGTTCTACGCTTCATCCCTGATCATCTCTTTGGCCGGGAGTATAAATAAACCACCCTGCACGTTGTTGTTGACTTCAAGCCTTTCCTGTTTGCCCAAGCCTGTACGATCTAGTATGCTTTGGGCTGCTTGAAGTTTTAAGTTAGCTTGAGGCATAGGAGCATTAGAGTTCATTACCTCTACTAACTTCATTGCGGCTTGCGGGGCAGACTGTGCAAGTATACCTGAAGCCAGTTCTACAATCTCGTGCTTCAGGGATTTGATTACTTGGTAGTGGCTGTTGTCGCTGTACCCAGCTAGTTCCGCTGCTTTCTTTGGATCACCCCCTGTGGTTATAAGGTTATCAAGAAAACTCTGCTGTTTGATTGTTAGTTCTTTAGTCATTTTAAATATTATATACCTGATTTACCATTTTGTCAAGTTTTATCTTGACAAAACTGAAAATAATGTATATAATATATATTACTAACCCCCCCGGGTCACACCTAAATATATAGCAATATCTTTAAAAGCCCGACCAAAATCCTTAACTCCCCTAGTAATACCCGGAACCCCCTGTAGAGACTACCGAACCAGCAGCACAGCCTCCCGGTTGTCCCTCTACAAGCCCCGCCCAAACTGATTAACAGCCTAACCTGCCCAAATTGTGTATGAACTAGTATATATACGGGGGGAGAGGGGGTGGCCTCCTGCCCCCCACGATACTTTCTAGATAATAGAAGGCTCCGAAGACCTTTTAAGGTCTGAGGAGACTTCTGTATATTATCTAGAAAGTGATTAACAGAGAATTGAGTAGTTTGTTGAGTGTATATAGTAATATTTAAATGATATATTATTGTATATATATTATACAGTTAATCTCTTTTCCTGATTCCAAGAACCGGAGCAGGAAGTGTTATTAAAATTTACGGAATTACTACGTTCATAAGCTTCTCCTTAAAACAAATTAAGAGGTTATTTTTTAGTACTTATTCCTTACGGAAGTACTAAAAAATAACCTCTTAATTTTGGAGAAGCTTATGAACAATTCCGTAAATTTCAACACCATTCCTGCAAACCGCCCCGCTTCTTGGAATCAGAAAAAGGCGATTAACACCCGCGTTGGATTGCTGGTTGCGGCGGCTCTTGGCGGCGAGTTGACCGTTGAGATTCGCAGGGCAGTGTCAAAGATACTGACCAACAGCATCACCCACGGTGAAGTACAGAAGTACTTCAAGGTTGAGTCCATCAAGGACATCGATGGCAAGGTTCTCAAGAGTATTAAAGATACTCTTGAGGGCAAGGCAACAACCAAGAAAGCCGCCCCGAAAAAATCTGTAGTTAAATCAACATCTAAGAAATCTCCTGTAGTTAAGCAGTCATCTAATGATGATATGATCAACATGATGAAACTCATGATGAATGAGATATCTGAGATGAACAATAAGTTTACTTCTCAAATTGAAGATATTAACTCCCGTCTTGGGGGTTAATACCTAGATAATATCAAAGGGCTACCTAGTTTCTAGGTAGCCCTTTTTTTTATCTTTAATTTGTTAACTAGATATGATATAATTATACAAAGTTAAGGAGGCAGCAGCTGATGACAGTTAAGAAAGCCCGACCTAAGGTTGACCCGCAAAAAGATTATGAATAATTCTATAATCCTTTATCTTCAAAGGATTATAGAATTATTCATAATCACAAAAGAGGAGACTGCCTGTGAAGAAAGGGGTTCATATTCCAGAGCCAGACTTTACAGAAAGAACAATTACTGTTGTAACACCCACAACTTATAGTAGGCGCACTATTTGGGAGCCGACTGCTGCCTACAAAAAACGCATGAGACAACTGAAAAAGAAATCAAAGGAGAGCTAACAATGTTGGTACTTGATTATCCATCTAAAAAAGAAATGAAAGGACAAGTTGGACAACCATTAAGATACATGGAAACATCTTTATTTGGCCCGGAGTATGTAGCTGATGGTGTTATATATGGCTGCAACAGGCCACATCTAACTGGTCACAAGCGGGAGTTTTTTGCGCAAGTTACTATGAAAGATGGCAAGATATTTAAAATAAACTAAGGCGACAATTAATGAAGACATATGAAGAAAGACGTAACCAGCTGGGCATTGATGCACAGATCAAAGCATTCTTTGCTAAAGGTGGCAAGATAACTGAATGCAAACCAAATACATTCGGGTTATCAGATGATAATTGGACGCATAGAAGCAGAAGCAAGCAGTGGAAGAGGGAAAACAAAGAGAAATAATTATATTTAAAAACTTTATAACTCCTTATCTTTGAAGGAGTTATAAAGTTTTTTAAAAGAGGAGCAGCCCGATGTCAATGTCCAAACAAGAATGTCGGATGAGTAATAAAATTGCTGTGGAGGCAGCATATTGTTGCAACGATTTTGCAAGACTAAAATTTTACAATGTTGCTGACACACTTAGCCGGGGAGAAATACTAATTTCTATGAAGGCTAAGTATCTAGAATATTGGCAATATAAATATCTGTTAAACAGACTGAGAGGAGCATGATTATGATAATTACCAGAACCAGTAAGTTGTCAGGTATAACCCGCCAGCAAGAAATTGCTGTTACATATAATCAATTGAAAGCTTGGGAGAATGGTGAACTTATTCAAAATGCCATGCCCAATTTAACTCCCGATGAAAGGGAGTTTATCCAAACTGGTATTACATCTGATGAGTGGGACAAATTATTTGAGGGGGTAGAATAATGAAACTGTTAGATACAACAAGCGGTAACACCAAGATCAGAAAGACTCAAGACTCTGGTGACAATGTAAGGTTAGCCGGGCTATCTTTGATGCCAGACAATATACTTTGTGCTGGTTCCAAGGCAGCTGGTTGTATGGAGTTGTGTCTCAAGACCTCTGGTCTAGCGGGCATCTATCCTACAATTAATGAAGCCCGACAGAAAAAAGCTGATTTCTTTCATAATGATAGGGAGGGATTCATCAAGCAGTTGATGCGGGAGTTAGCTAATTTTGACAGGCTTTGTATTAAAACTGGCAAGCAGGGTTGTGTCCGGCTCAATGTTTTGTCAGATATCCAGTGGGAGAAACTAGGTATCCCACAAGCTTTCCCCAATCTGTTCTTTTATGACTACACCAAGATAGCCTCAAGGCTAAACAGTGTAAACGTGCCAAGTAATTACAAGCTAATGTTCAGCTACTCCGGCAGGAAGCAATACAGGAATCAAGTAGAACTTGCCCTGAAAACTGATGTACCAGTTGCTGTTGTTTTTCGGGGTGACTTACCTAAAACCTTTTTAGGTCGCCCAGTTATTGATGGTGACAAGTCTGACTTGTTTAATGTTAAGTCTGGCAAGGTTGTTGTTGGGTTAGTTGCCAAAGGCAAAGCCCGGAAATCTGACAGCGATTTTATAGTTAATATTTAAAATAAAAGGGGTGTTTATATATCTCAAAGGTTTTTGAGAGATATATAAACCCCCCAAAGGAGACAGCAATGCTTACCAGAATCCACGTTAATCAGCACAACATCAGAGCCAACAGTAAAGACGGTGGCTCAAGGCCAGTACTTACTGTTAAAGATTACACTCAAAATAGAAAGTGTGATGAAGTATTTTTTACTAATGGACGAGTAATATATTCCCCAGACAAACCATTAGCTTGCGGGGCCAAGGTATGGATTGAAACTACTGAACCAGTGGAGATTGTGCGATGAACTTATCTGATGAAGATTATCAGGCAGGTAAATTTATAATGAGAACATTCAATGATAAAGATTATGATGTTATAGCTGATATTGTCCATCAAGAATGTTGTGAAAGGGGTATTTTGCTTGAGCATTTAGATTTCAGTATTCGTGTGGAGTATGTTGTAGACACAGAGTTTCTTAAAAAATATCATTCAGCAGGGTGAACAATAATGAAACACTATCTTGAACTATTAATTTCGTTTACAACTAACATTGTTCCTTGGGTGTTAATGTACTGCTTGTTCATTGGCTCCGGGTTTATCAAGAATTTTAATAACTATTTAGTTGAGGAGATAAAGGTATGTCCCGTGACCCAGTAGATATTGCAGAGTTAGAGCGAGACTTTGAAGAAACCTACGGTTCCAGACAGCACCTATTCAATGAATGGTGGGGCCATATGGAAAACCAACCCCGGCCTGTCGGGATTCGTTATGAAGCATTTATATCGGATGAATCAGGTATTGAATGGCGGTATGTTCTTGAATGTAAAGACTTTACTGAAGTAGTATCAGAACTAAAGCCAACCCTGCAAGAAAACGAAAGAATAATTTCAATAAAGGAGATGGAAAAATGAAGAAGCATGTAAAGAAAATGTCAAGGTTTGTAAAACAAACACAAGCTTCAGCTGTGAAATTAAAGCTTGGTGA